TAGCTTTCAAATCCGGCTTCTTCTTCACTGTTACCCCCGCTTTATCAAACAAGGGTAAAGGCTTATCTTTCTTCTTAGCCTTGGTTCGTTTTATATAGTACGGCATTCTACTATTGGTTTACACAATTCAACAACTCGTTTACAATCCTCCACATCAAACATTCCTATGTGGCAAACTTCATATGGTATTCCTAATTGAATGGATAACCACAAATAAGCTTTATTTCTATTTGAAGTGTTGGGGATATGTTTCTTCCAAATTTTATTGATAAGATTGGTCTTAGCTATTTGGTCAAAGTAGAAGTGGGCTTCCTTCTTGGCTCCTCTTAGCTCAGCATTTGCCAAACGTCCTAATGCTTGGTCTGTACCTTTATGCACACCTACATAAGCCCTGCAATCATGACACAGATAAATCATACCGTAGGAACGTCCGTAGATTATGGAACTATCCACGTATTCAGTAGGCTTACCGCAATAAGGGCAAATCTTGCCAGTTAATATTTCATCCATAATTTTTTAATTAAAAGCCCCGAAGCATATTCTCCGGGGCAAAACAACCATTATTCACTAACCCTTGCCATTTATGTGTGGCTCACATTTATGAGGGATAAGCGGGAGTCGAACCCGCACAAGTATCGTCTGCTTTCTCGCTTTCATCCGTAGATTGGTTATCCTACGATCTTTAAACTACTCAACCTGTTACTTACAACTACGGTCTTGATGATTTCCATTTCTATGTACACTTGAAATTTCCATTCATTTAGTCTTAGCACCCTATGACCATTTTATCCCTATGTGGTGGTAACAGGACTTGAACCTGCATGATAGGAGCTTTTTAGTTTTTACAATGAGTGGAATCTCGCCACCTATACCTGCCTTTATATGTTTTTACATCGGGCTACTGCTTATATTACCCCCCCCCGTTACCGACAACCTATCTATGAGATATTAAACTTTAGCGTCTACCAATTCCGCCATACCACCTAACTGTTACTTATTCTTCAGTCTCGCCTTCAACGATAATTGAAAGCTGACCGCAAGCGGCACCGTTTTCAATTTCAGACTTTGTTGCAATGGCTACTGCATAATCGTAGCCCATCTTTTCAAGTTGTTTTTTAATCTCTTTCATGATTCTGTAAATTAAATTGTTTATACTAAATTCACTCCCTCGATAATTCCATTACCAAGGTTGTTTTTCTCTGATATGTTATTTGGATTGATTGGAGACAACTTCACAAAAAAGTGTTCCTTATCAAAATGTTTCTCCAGCTTATCCGCATCAAAATCAGATTCATCCACCAATGTTAAATTGATAGTTGTTTTCAGATTACTTTCTGTTCTTATTTGCCCAAGTTCATCAATAGACATTTTCTTCGGATAAGGAATAAGCCAGCCTCTCTTTTCTTCGTCAAAACTGTGTAAGCTAATCTGTAGCGTCACATTGCCTTTCACAAAAGAGAAGTCGCTATCTTTAATGCCAATCGTTGAAACGTAATGGTGAGTATTTGGGAATATTTCCGTAATACGTTCAATTGCTTTTTTTACGGCTTCTATATTTAAGAAAGGCTCACCCATACGAGTGTAGTTAATCTTAAATTCTTTGGAATCATTCGGGTTGTAACCTGCGCTTCTGATAGCAAACAATACTTGTTCTACAATCTCATCTGCTGTAAGATTGCGGTATTTCTTCATATTACCAGTGGCACAGAACTTACAACGTACAGGACAACCGCTCATGGTTGAAACTCCAATCATCCATCTTTCAGCGCGACTTCCGAGATTGTTGTTATCAAGGAAATTCTGTTTTCTTCCTATCGCATCTTTTGTGTAATATGGAAGAAAGGTATCAGTTGTTTCTACCAGCATACCATCTTCAAGCCGCAAGCAGTAAACTGTACCGTTTTTAAAACTTTTACTTTTTACTATATTCATGATTGTATTTTTATGGGTTTGCCCGCTATATCTTCACAGACCGAGCAGGCAGGTTAACAAAGTTACACCTCAACGATTACAATGTCTGGTGCAATCTGTCTGATGGCATCCAACTGTACATCAATGACTTTATTCTTGTATTCCTCAATTGCTTCATTTGCGCCAGCCGACACAAGAGAAAGGGAAACATCTCTACCGTCTACATCAGCGTAAATCTCAACTTCGATTTCTTCACAGGCAAAGCCTTTGAAAAGAGGGATGTTCAGTTTGAATGATTTCGGCAAATTGGAATCAACCACCTGCGAGTAGTTGTCAACTTTGCTGCCGTTTTCCTCCTTGCTGCGCTCAATGTCTTGGTTTACCTTTGCTTTGAAATTCTTCAAAGTAGATACAAGCATCATATTCTGTGACTTGTCAGTAAAGAAAGCACGGTGCATTTTGATGAACTTAGATAACTTGATGGGCTCCCATTTCTTTTCAACGTTGATACCAAACTCCTGCATTTCTTTTGAAGGCTGCAAAATACCGTTGATTTCAGTCTGATAGTAGTTGGTTTCATCAATAGTTAATGCTAACCCCATCTTATCACGATTTACAATGATATTGGTCGCTTTCTGGTTAATCAGTTCGACACGTTTCTCCAACCATCTGAGAGGTGCATCTATCGTTCCATTGATAACTACTCTTTCCTGTTCTTTCGGGTCAAGTGCTACGGGTGCTTCACCTTCACGCAATACTACTTCGATAGGTTTGCCGTTATAGTCTTTCGGCACAACCAAGTTAATTTTGTTTTCGCTCATGATTCTGTTCCTGTTTTACGGTTAATACTGAATACTGTCTTCTGCATTTCTTGCGGCATAATCGGGCGGCTATAAACCAGCTCACCCAACTTGTTATAGAATCCTGCCATCTTTTCCTCGTGATAGAGGATTTTGGCACATTCTTCATTTTCTACAAACTCAGAACCTCTCTTAATGTGGTCCAAAAGTTCCTGCTTTTCTTCGTTCAAAGGTTTCAGACGTTCTTTGAACTCGTCCATAGCCTCTTTCTTTTCTATCTCAATATCATTGATGGTGATTGATACTTCAGCTAATGTTTCTTTCTTTTGCGCCAATTCTTCGGGTGTGAATCGGTGAGTATAACCGATTTTCTCCACTGCATCGGCATTGTCCTGAAGAAACTGCCATCGTTCCTGTTCAGGAATGTCTTGTCCTAAAAATTTGTCCATATTATCTATAACTTATTTTGCCAAACTCATTGTAAACCTTTCTTGCAGTACCCATAGTATTATAAACTGGAATATAGCTTCTTTGAGAGGCTTTCTCTATTTGGTGAATACCGCTGGATTTAGGGTTGATTGATTTTTCAGGATGAAAGAATCTTGCTACATCTTGGGGAAATTTTCTTTTCTTCATAATCTCAATTTTTAAATAAATTCATTATTACGTTCGATTTCTTGTTGTGCGTAAATAAGCATTTGTTGTTCGTTAGCTGCCGGTAAGTAGATACCAGCGACAGATGCGCTCCAATTTCGGAAACGGTCAATACTCAAGGTCATTTCACCTGTTGTCAGCTCGGCAGAACTTCTTAAGTAAGTTACTTCCTTACCTTTCTTGTTGACCGTCTTTCTCTCAAACAAATCACGGTTGCAAGTCCTCTTATAAAAATCAATTTTTGCTTCGTCGAGACTGCAACCGTACTCACTACCGAAATACCCTAAAAGAAGATGCAAGTAGCTGTTTTGGGCAAGCGTGCGGTTAGGTAGTTTCTTTTTCACTTCCACAATAGCCTTTTGCTTATATAATTGATTTACATACTCTTTAAACCTATCATGTTCAAAAGAATTATTTAGGTTAAATATCATATTTATACCTCCATATATAATTATATGCACTTTTAATATGTCCTCGACAACATTGAGATATAGTTTTAAGATTATAGCCATTTTTTAATGCCGCAATCGTTGCAGATGGATACTGATTTAATAAATTTCCACTCCTATCATACTGCAATACTACCTTCTGTTGAGATTCTGCTTGTTTCTTTCTACCGCTACCATAATTTGTATTATAGGCACAAGAGCACCATTCCAAATTAGAAACCATATTATTCTTCTTATTTTCATCTATATGATTAATTACAGGTAAATTAAATGGATTAGGTAGAAAGGCTTCGGCAACAAGTCGATGAATATTTTTCTGTTTTAGTTTATTTTCTTTCGATAAACTTACAGATAAATATCCATTTCTTACAACTTGCTTTAACATACGACCTTTGTATATCCTTTGTTTTCCTTTATACCTATATCCAACAGTTCTATCAACTGAACGTATCTGACCATAATTAGACACTTGGTATAACTCTTCATATCCTTTTACATCTTTCCAAATTTCTTCCATATATTCATTCTTCAAGTCGAAAATCATACGCTAAAATGGCAAATCGTCCTTGGGATTACCATTCGCATCAACAGGAGGCGGAAAATCCGGCAGTTGTTGATAGGTAGACTGTGGCGTCGGCTGCTGAACAGGCTGTTGTGCAGGTGCAGTTTGGGGAGGTTGTGATACACCACCACGTGCCTCTATCTTATAACATCGAATGGATGCCATACGTTTAAGTTCTCCATCCAAGTTCGTCCACGAACGACCTTGTAAGACAAATGATACAGTAACAACATCACCCTGATTAAAGCGGTCAAGTTCTGCACACTTATCGCCTGAAAACTCTAAGGGAATAACATTCTCATACTCGCTACGCTCTCCCGTATAAGGGTCATAAGTGGTAGCATCTAAAATGAACTCCCGTTTTGTAAACGAGGAACCACCGTTTTTGGATGGTATTTGAACAGTTTGTCCGATTTCGGTTATCCGTCCGGTTATTTGGTTTGCCATTAATTTTCTCCTCCAAAAATCTTTTTATCGGTTATAAGTTCTCTGTTTTCTTCCAAAAACCGGATAAATTCCTCACAATGATTAGTAAGAATAGGAATATCACGTTCAGGATTGAAAACGTATGTTTCTGTATAGGTATCT